ATGCTGTAAGGTGTACTCCACCTTGTATTTAAATGACAGAAGCAGAAACAAGTACGCTACGATGGAGATGGACAGCTTTAATTTTATATTTATTGATTTGTTTTTACGACTTTCTTTTTGTACCAGTTTGGTATGGAATCAATAGACCAGACATTAGTCAGTTTATGGAAATAATAAATGCAACAGAAGATACACTTGTTCAAATGGAACTTATGAAAAAGTTAACAGGTCAACACAGTCCGTTTACTTTAATGGGAGGTGGGTTGTTTCACCTAGCTTTTGGTGCTATCTTAACAGGTAGTGCAGTAGGTCTTAATAAATAAGGAATATAGAATGTCAATTAAATTTGCAAATCCTAGAATGAAAGTTGAAATAGAAAAAGCAATAAAAGCAGTACAGAAAAAAATAGTAACACCAAAGTTAGCCAAAAAATCTAAAATAACAAAAAAATCTAAACTGAACAAAACAGGAGAAGTAATATGATGATGATGAAGAAAGGTAAGGGCGTTGGCAAAAACCCACCTAGACCTAAGAAAAAAGGTACACCGGGCAGAGTAAAAGACACAAGAACAGCAGATGAAAAAAGCTTAGATAGTCTAAAAGCAAGAATGAAAATGATGGGTCCACAAAGAAAAATATTAATGGATAAAATTGCAGCTCGCCAAAAAAGAAATAAAAAACCTTCGGGCAGAAAATAACAAAAAAATCTAAACTGAACAAAACAGGAGAAGTAATACGATGAAGAAGAAAAAAGGTAAGGGCGGAAAAGGTACAGGCAAAAGAAGAGGTTACTAGTAATGAAAGGCGTAAAACATTATAAAAGAGACGGTACACTTCATACAGGAAGTTCTCATAAAATGCCTAATGGAGATTTACATACTAATAAATTACATACTAAAACCAGTGTTAAATTGTTTCATCTTAAAGATTTAAGTAAGAAATCACAAGTTAAAGCTAAAGGTAAATAATGGATGAAAAACTAACTAGAATGCAGTTACAAATCGACAAACATAACGGTCAAATAGCAAAGCTGTTTAGTAGAGTTGATGACACTAATATATGCATACAAAAAATTAATAACTCTTTATTACAAATTAAATATGGAGTATACGGTGCACTAGGTTGGTATGTAGTTACTAATATTGGCATTATTGAAGCAATGAGGTTAATGTGATAGGGTTTATAACAAACATAGCACCAATAATGTTAGGGTTTATTGGTAAGTTACTTGCTTTAAAAAGCCAAGCATCTTCAGAAAATCAAAAGCTAATGATTGAATCACTTCAAGCTCGTAATGATTCTATTAATCAAGCTAGGGCTCTTTCACAGAATGAAGGGAGTTGGGCAAAATTAAACAGAAGAGTTATTATATTTGTAATACTTGCTTTAATTATATTTACACAGGTAGCGCCAGTATGGTTTAATGTTCCTACAGTAATACCTACAGTAATAGAAGGTTTTAGTTTTTTTGGTTTTCAATTAACACCTGATGTAATAGATTATGTAACAATACAAGCTGGTTCAGTATTGAAAATGGATGAAATCTTTGGTTGGGCAACAATGATTATAGAATTTTACTTTGGCGCACAACTAGCAAAGGGGAAATAAATGACTTATAGAGAATTAATTAACGAAATATTAGTAAGACTAAGAGAAGAAATAATACCTGTTGACTGGTCTGGAGATATTAATGATTCAACAACTGTAAGTGATTATCAAAAAGTAATTGGTTCTTTGGTAAATGATTCTAAAAGAACTATAGAGTCTTATCACGACTGGTTAGCTCTAAGAGAAACTAAAAGTATAGCTACTGTATCAGGTACTAAAAATTACAGTTTACTTTCTGGACAAGAATTTAAAATATTAGATGTTACAAATACTGCAAACGGAAATAACTTATCTCAAGTAAGTAGAACTTATTTAAATAGTATTAAATATCCTACAGATCCTACAGGGGAACCTAATTATTATGGGTTTACCGGGACTGATGTATTAAATAATTTATTAGTTGATTTATCGCCAATACCTACAAGCGTCCAAACAATTAATTTTGATATAGTCAAGTATCAAGATGAATTAACTTTGTCTGCTACTGTATTAAAAATCCCACACAAACCAGTTATGCTTGGTGCTTTTGCTCGTGCAATATCAGAAAGAGGAGAAGACGGAGGAACTCAAAGTTCTTTAGCTGCTCAAGAAGCTATTGATGCTACAAATCAAGCTATTATTTTAGATAGTGGAAATACTCAATATGAAACTGATTGGTACGTTTCATCACATTATAATAATACTAACCGATAATGGCTAAGCAGTTATCATATAAACCTTTAATAGATATAGGTATTAATGGTTTAAATACGCAAACTAATCCTGCTTCATTAGGACCAGATTTTCTTGTTCAAGCAGAAAATATAGTTATTAAAGAATCTGGACGTGTGTCTATACGCAAAGGTTTAAAACAAATGACAATCCCTACAGGAACGTCAATAGATTCTATGGTCGAACATAACGACCAAGGAACAACTAAAATATTTGCAAGTTATGGAACGTCTATTTATACAGTAGATTTTTCATCTCCAAATGCTGCTTTTCCTTCAAGCGGTGTAGACGTTAAACATACTGTAGCAGGAACAAAAGGAGATTGGCAATTTATTAATTTTAATAATAGATTGCATTGTTTACACGCTGGTGTAGTACCTCAAAGATATGATGGCTCTGCTCCATCAAATGAAAAATGGTCTACTACTTATGCTACTAACGCAATAAATATTGCTAATGGCAGTGAAACTCTGGCTGTTGGAAATATTGTTAAAAATAAAACTTATCAAATTACAGTTTTAGGAGCTCTGCCTACTCCGTTTGATTTAGTTGGTGGTAATACTGACAATGCTGTAGGTGAAGTTTTTACTGCAACTGAAACTAGTGCTGCTGCAATAAGTGAATCAATAGCTGCTAATAAAATGATAGACCAAACTAGATATAAAATTATTAATTTAGGTGATACAAATTTTGCTTTAAATGGATGTGCTGTTACTCCAGCAGTAGATGTTGTTTTTACAGCAAATGCTATTTTAGGAATTGGTACTGGTCTTGTTGCAGAAGTTTTTGATGGAACTAATGGAAAAGTAGTAGAAGTAAAAACTAATCCTACTCTTACTACTATTACAGTAGATAGCACTACTGGGTTTCCTACTAACGGTCAAATTATTATTGGCGAAGAAATTATTTCTTATTCTGGAAAAAATTCAACTACATTTACTGGATGTACTAGAGGTTCAAAAAATACTATTGCTACACATCATTTAGATAATGCTGTAGTTTCAAACGACACATCACCTCCTACTGTTACTAATGGTGAGTTTAAACCTACTTGTGGTACTGGTTTTTATGGAAGACTTTGGGTAGGTGGAGTCGCAGAAGAAAAAGATGTATTACATTATTCTGCTTTATTAGATGGTGATGATTTTACTTTAAGAAGTGGTGGCGGTGCTTTTGACTTAAAGAATGTATGGGGTAAAGATGATATTACTGCAATAGCTCCTTTTTATGGTCAGCTTGCAGTTTTTGGAAAGAATAACATTGCTTTATATTCAAGACCTGATTCAGTATCTCAAATGCAACTTAGTGAAGTTATAAGAGGAATAGGTTGTATTGCTAGAGACTCAGTTCAAGCGATTGGAGATGATTTAGTATTTTTATCTTCTACTGGTCTTAGGTCTTTGGCTCGTACTTCAGAAAAAGATAAAGTTCCTCTTACTGATTTATCTGTAAATGTTAAAGATACATTAATAAGAAATTTATCGCAAAGCACAAAAATTAAATCTGCATATATTGAAAATGAAGGCGTATATATTATGTCTTTTACAGAAAGCAATAAAACTTACATCTTTGATTTTAAACACTTAACTCCTAATGGAGCACCTAGAATTACAACTTGGAATTTTGCTGACAAAAAACAACCAGTAAGTATAGCTTATACTGAATTGTATGGTATGTTGGTAGGACAAGAAGATGGAGGCATTGCAGAATATGTAGGTTATTATGACACAGAAGCATCATTTGTTTCTAATGCTGTTTTACAAACTAATGCTTCTTATACAAGTTCTTTTTCTACAGTATGGTTAGATTTAGGAGAATCTGTAGCAGCTTCTTTATTAAAAAGATTATTTATGACTTTAGAAGGAGGCTCTGGTTCTACTTTGTTTTTAAAATGGTACAAAGATTTTAGTATTACAGCTTCTAAAACAACAGCTTTTATTTTAAATCCTAGAACTATTGGATTTTCTGATTTATGGGGAAAATCAAAAAAAGGTACTCCTGCTGTTGTACAGCCTGCTAGTACATTATATGGAGCGCATACAGTAACAACTCTTACAGTAGGTTCTCTTGTTGTTGGAAGTTATTATGCTATTGCTAGTCTTGGTACTACTTCACAAGCTCAATGGAATACTCTTGCTG